AGCATTTTCATTTTGTACTTTCGAAGGATCTGTTTCTGTTGCTGCTGGTGATTGCTTAGAATCAGATTTATCATTTTGTGATTTGGTTGAATCATGAGGTTTTCCAGTGGCTATCTGTTTAACAACGTTATTGTCATTTGTAAAACTGCACATAAATAAAGAAAAACAGGCAATTAAAACAGCAGATAAAATCATAATAAAACGCCAAGGTAAGCGTCTTTTATGAGTGTGAGCAGTTGAAGAACGATAATATTTATAAAGATCAGAAGGAAAAACGAAAGTAGATTTAACCTCGGCAGTCGCTTTATTTTTAAAAGCGTTAGGGTCGATTTTTACTGTAGACCATTCATATTGAGTTGAACGCTTTAAACCGAAACTATTAACCAAATGTCGATGATGACCAGTAACAGCACGAAACGTTTTATGAACTAAATCTGGAAATTGAGTAATTCCGACAATATCAAAACCACGGTGGCGGTGAATTGTTAAATCTTTAACAATAGGATCAACGGCACGTGATTCAGAAGAAAAAACAGGTATATTCTGAATTTCGTCATAAACGACAAAGGAGCCATCAGGTAATTTACGCCAATCTGCATCGGCTGGAATTGGTCGAATGGTATCAATTTCAAGTCCAGCAATATTGGTATAAATTGTTCTAACAGGACGGACTTTATTTAAAGTTAAATTATGTTCTTTATTAACTCGATCAACTATTTCATTATAAAAAATAGAACGTGCAAAATATTCTTCTATACGATCGGGTAATTTTAAAAAATCAAAATAATCTTTTTCAAAATGAAAAACTTCATCTTTAAGATCAACACCTTGACCAACTTTACGAACACAATATTCAAATTCATCAGATAAACTTTTATCCAGGATAATCTTTAAATTAGATTCATAAACTTTAGGATTAAGAATAATATTTTTTTGATTAATTTTTTCAAGCTGAACAATATCACGAACATTAATTAATGTTTTGCCCGCACCTGGTGTACCAGTATCTAATCTAATCATTTTAAATCTTCTTTAATGCTAAGTTGCCAGCATTCATAGAAAGTCTAGTTACGATTGCAGCAAGAACCGTTGAAAAGAAAATATCGAATCCGGCCAAATGTAGGATCGCAATTAAATCACCGGGGATTCCATACGCTTGACTTTGAACGGCATTAACAGCTTGTTGAAATGCAAGATAAGAGATGGATGAAGTAGTAAGAGCTACACCAGCACCAGTTAAAATATTTTTTAATGTGCCCTTTTGAACACTTTGTAAAATAGTAGATAAACTCATTCTGTTTTAACTCCACCAATAATTAGAGCAGCTATAAAGAAGCCAACAAAGATAAGTACAGGCTTTGCAGTAGAAACAGTTGTACAGATCGGCTCATAAGAAATAGGCATTTTAATTACACCAACACCCATATTAATTTCAGCTTGATGATCAGCAGGACAAGAACCACCAAAAGCAATTTCTGTATCAATCTGTGGTTGTTCAGGTTCGGGAATTTCTAATTCTGTATCTTCTGGTGGATCTGATTTAGCCCACTCTTTTACAGCAGTCCAAGCTTCAGAGATTGAATTAGCCCATTCTTCGGCTTTTGTTTTTCCAGTTTCCCACCAGTTAGTTAATGTTTGAGGGAATGAGATTACAGTTTGAGCAGCTTCACAAATAGTTGGTGCCCAATTACAGAAGATAGGAAATGTTATAGAGAGATCAGTAGCTTCGGGATTTGCTTCATTTGGCTTTGCTTCACCCTGTGCTTCATTAGCTTTTTCAGCTTCCGCAGCATCAGCAGGCTTTGTAGTCGCATTGGCTTCTGCCTGTGAAGCGATAGGACGAGCTTTTGTATTATCAGTTTCAGCTTCAGAAACAATATCAGCAGCAGCAGCAGTTGTTGCAACTTGAGCATTTGTATCGCCTGAATTAGCATTTGAAATAACTTTTTGAGCTACAACATCAAGAGGTAAATATTTTTCTTCACGTTCAGCTTCAACAGTAGAATAAGGAACATAATCATAGGCACTCTCAGAGCCATAATAAACATAACAACCGTTATTTTTGACTCCATAACTTGTTGCACCGTTATAGGTAGTTTGGGCAGCAGCAAAAGCAGCAGCGCATAACTGATTAAGAGTTGAATAACGAACAGTATTATCCATACCAGCGTATGTAGAAGTATATTCAAAGTTTCCGGGCGGATAGTATTTAATTCGATTATTAGCAGGATCAAGAACCCAATCTACAGAACCTAATAACTGCTCGACAGCAACAGATAAAGCATAACCCGCAACACCACGAGCAAGAACTTTTGCAACTTGAGAAGCTGGAGGAGTAATCTTTACTGATGATTCTTTTATAAATTTTTTGCCATTAATGATGGCATTTTTTGTAGCGTCATAGACAGTTGATGCGCCTTGAGCAACAGGATTCTTTAAATCCCAACCACCAACAGCAGCATTAGCTTGACTAATTAAATTTAAATAAAGAGTAAATGTAAGAAGTACAGTTAAAAACTTTTTCATCTGATTACTCTCCAAATACCATGTAAAGCAACCCAAGGAACGATGACTAATAACCAATAAAAAATAGATGCGTTTTCCATACTTCCCCCTTATACGAAAATCCCAGCCGAAGCTGGGAGATTCGAGCAGTAATTAACGTGCTTTCTTGACGTAAGCCCAACCAAGAAGCAACGCAACTACACCAGCAAGGATTGTTAGAATTGACAAAACGCCAGTTGAAACGCCACCCATTTCAGTTGAAATTTCGGTAAACAGATCAGCAACACCAGCAGCATTTGCACTAGAAGCAACTACCATTGAACCAACAGCAGCACCAGCAGCAGCAAAAGTAGGACAATGACGTTGGAACCAAGTTTTTTTACCCTGTTGAACAGTTGCTTCCATACGTTCTACATTTTTTAAATTAGACATAATCGTCTCCTTTTCTATTTGCTCTGGTGGTAGACGAGCATAATAAAAGACCACCCAATCAAAAGGACGTATATACTTGCAATCGGTGTTAAGATTAGAAGAGCATCGTCCTTTGTGATTGCTAACTGATCGAGTACAGACTTGTATTCGACCCATTTAAGGCAAGCATTTGTGCTTTCTTCGACAATTTCACAGATACTTGCCATTTCTTAAAATTCCTTAACCAGTACAAACAGAAACGTGTTGAAAAAGAGTCCCTTTATAAATAATTGTGAAACAGATCGGGCACTCAACAATATCAATCTGATGCACTGATTTAATTTTCATAATTATCTCTTTGTACAGTTATAAAAATGCTTGCAATAAACCAATTGATCAGAGAATTTAGAACCGCATTTCTTGCACTTATAAATGAGCTGTGACATTATAATTATTACTCTAACCTATTGATTTATTTACATATTATACATTATACGAAATAGTGTATTTTAAGCCTTTGATTCAATTAGGTTTTTCTTTGGTAATGGCTTAACACTGAAAATTTGCATCTGTGCACCAAACTTTGTTTGTGATTCAACAAACTGAATTTCTACTTCTTGAGCATTGTCAGCGCATTCAGCCAAAACAGCTTCGATCTGTTCAATTGGCATAAGACCTGCTGCTGGCGTTAAGTTATAGCGCTGTGGTGAAAATACTGTTGTAGACAGATAAACCTTTTCTTTACCGTCTTTTTCAGTGCGGTAAACAGATGGCAAAATGGTACGTGTATTAAATTGAACTTGCATGGTAAAAGCCTCCTCAGGCAACTAGGTGTAAGCCACGTTTTGGGCTGTATTGTGAAACTGGAATTTGATAATCAGCCGGCTGCTGATCGCACATCTTGAGTTCGAACATACGGACAAATGGAATAACTTTGCCGTTAGGATTCTTGGCAAGGTTTTGAATATGAGATTTTGAAATACCAACACTTAACAAACAGTTAAGCGCATCGTAATAAGTACTTTCTCGGTACAGCTCTTTAGTAGCTTGTAAACCCATTTGTCGAACCAATGAGTAAAACTTCATAGCGTTAGTAGCTTTCGTATAACTTGGCTTACCTGTCTTGGTATAAGTCACTAATTTAGATTTGAGTAAATCTAAAATTTCACCATCACTTGAAAAATTCATATATTTACCCTTCATTGTGTCTAGGATCGGGTCAAAAGCTACGTGCCAGAGGCGTAGCAATAATTCTGGCTGTTCATGTTGCAGCTTAATTAGCTGAAATAAGTTAGACGGATAACTGTTTTTAGTTAAATACGTTTTAGTAATACGACCTTCAAGACGTAAAACAGCATTGGCAAATGGCAGAACATCGTGCATGGCCATGACAAGAGATTTAGAGCGCATACAGCCCTTTTCTGCTTTCTTCTGGACTTTATTCAACTGGCTTTTTACTTCTTCAAATTTGCCATACGCTTTAGGACGAACACTTGCAGCATCGTTACCCCAAGTAATGTAGTTGTCATATTTAACTTGACGGGCTTTACGATGTCCGGATGCAAGATTAGCCATGTAATCTAAAACTGGTTGAACCATGTTCTGATGAGGCAATCTGAACAAATAAGTAGTATCAAGACAAAGCACTTCAGTTTTCTCTACGTCAAGAATTGGCGCGAGTTGAGGAAAAGCCTCAAGTAACATGCCTAGCATGTGAAAAGCACCAAGCTCGATAGATTCAAAACCATAAACATTGTGACCCTGTAAAAGCTTGAGTGGAGATGCTTTTATCTCAACATAAGGCACAGTGTTCATAGTATTCGTATAAAACTTGACAGCCATATCTGTGTAATCACTTGGGAGAGCCTCATAGGGGTGATACAAGTCCCCTGTTATGGTCTGGCCGTCATCTGTCTTACTTACATGGCGTGTTGCTGCTGGAACTCCATAGTCGCGAATATCACCATTAAATTGATGGTGATTATCAAAGCTACGCACATGCGTAGGAATGATTGGAATCGCTAAACGGAGGAAATCAAGCATATCTAAGGTATACCAGTATACGAACAGATACAAAATACAACAGGTATACCGGTATATGCAAGCATATAGATAAAAAAAAGTATACGCTTATACAAACGTATGTATTGACTAATGGTAATTAAGATGCCTCAAACCGTTAAATTAAACAGTTGGGAACAAGAAGCTTTGGAAGAAAGATTTAATCTAATAAATAAAAAACTAATTATGAAAGGCTTCAAACCACTAAAATCAGAAAGTGAGATAGTGCATAAAATACTTGAAATGACTATCAATAAAGTAAACATAACGGAAAGTGGAAATATTATTATTGATGATTAATTAGACAAAATAGACTATTAATAAGAAACATTCTCAATAACTCTGAAAGCTCCGTTATATATAGCTCATAGAGCATATTGCAAAAAACTTTCCGGAGTCAGGCACACTATTAGACAGTAGTGTGCCTTTTTCTTAGCGCCCTACTCCTCACACTCGTCGAAGCTCCTCGCGTTCGTCATGATGCGCAGACAGATGTTCGTATAATGAAGATTGATGTTAAAAAGCCCCGTGAGATGGGCTATTTTCTCACTGGGGCTTAGTAACATAATCTTCGGCTACATTATACGAAATCAGTCTTCATAAAGAATTAGCTGTCTAACATAGCTAAGAAACATGCAGGTTGAAAAAGCAATCAAAAATAAAAATGAAAGACCTAAACAAATTACGAATCTTTCAATCATTGTTCTCTCCGATGGCTAATAAGAAAAAACCCAATAAAATACACCTATAATCAAAACAATAATAAGTTGTAGTTTAACGATTGAGCACATAAAGCAATCATTCATGGCAGTATAGGCTCAACGTATTCAAAAAAAATAAACATAAGAATTACAGCCGGAATAAAAGATAAAGCTAAAATTAATAGCTCTTTTGCATTCATTGTTCTCTCCAGTGGCTACAAACTAAGAAAATAGAGAGAAAAACCCAAACAAAATACAGCAAATAAAGCAGCATACATCTGCTCAAAATCTCTAGTTAGAGAATCCATTGCACCAATTGCAGCATGCATTCTGTAATCTTTTTGCTTATCAGAAAGCTTAGAAAATTGAGTCATTCATGTCTCCAGTGGCTAAAAAATCGAATATAAAAAACGTATCAAAAAGCCAATAATTAAAAGCATTATAAAAAACTTAAAGCACCACTTAAAAAAGCCTTTGAAATCCATCATTCCCTCAGTTCGCGCCCATGCGGGACGCTCTGTAATTCTCTTGCATGATCATAAGGGAGCTTGTAATCAGGGAAAAGAGGTTTCAAAATTTAAATAGTTGGAGTGTCACTCGTAGACACTCGTTAATAAATATCGAGATCAAGCAGATGATTTTTCATCAGGTACATTGTTTTCAGCTTGCGGAGCTGGTGATTGTTGTTGCTGACCTTGATTAATCGTCTGATTGCCTGCGGTCTGCGATTGTCTGAAATAGTTATAAGGTCTGTTTGAACTGTCATCCATAAGTCCTTTGCAGAGCTTTGGATCAATTCCGCTAATTTGTGTTCCCTGCTGGTCATAAGCTTTACATGATTTCTTCGTACAAAAACAACCGCTAAAAACCCGAACAGATGTAGGCTCAACGTACTGGACAGGCTGATAACCGAATGGATCGGAAGGGTTATAAACTGTGCGAACATCCAAATCAGATTCATTGTTAGTAGAATTTGAAGAATCAGCATTTTCATTTTGTACTTTCGAAGGATCTGTTTCTGTTGCTGCTGGTGATTGCTTAGAATCAGATTTATCATTTTG